AGTGCCGCTGGAAAAGATGCAAAAAAATCAGGAAAACTGGGTGGAATGCTTGGTGGTCTAGGTGCTGTAATGGGTAGTATGGGTATTGGGGTTGGTGTTGCAATGGGTGGCTTGGGAGCATTATTCGCTGGTGGTGGATATCTTCTTAAACAACTTGCTGAATTTGATGGTAAAGCAGTTGTTGCAAACGTAAGAGAATTATTTAAAATTGCAGAATTAACTGACGGAATTGGCGATGCATTTGTTAAAGGTGGTTCATTTTTCGTTGCCATGTTTGGCCTTGGACTTGGACTAGCGGTATTTGGTGCTGGGGCGGTCATCGCCTCGGCAGGGGGTGCATTATCTAAATTTCTTGATCCAAACTGGGCTCAAAGTATTGTTGACAATGTTGTAATATTGTTGGGTCTCAAAGACGCTTTAGGCGGTAATTGGAACCTTCTAGCAGATGGCGTGGCGTTTACTGTTGCAATGTTTGGTATTGGAGTTGGACTAGGATTTTTTGGTGCTGGGGCGGCCATCGCCTCGGCAGGGGGTGCATTATCTAATTTTATTAATCCAAACTGGGCTCAAAGTATTGTTGATAATGTTGTTATATTACTGGGTCTCAAAGACGCTTTAGGCGGTAATTGGAACCTTCTAGCAGATGGCGTGGCGTTTACTGTTGCAATGATGGGTATTGGAATTGGACTAGGATTTTTTGGTGTAGGTGCAGCGGCCGCTGGACTTAGTCAATTCTTAACAAAGGACGATTGGGCGCTGCGGGTTAAAAATAGTGTTATAACTTTATTGAGTATTAAGGATGCGTTAGGTTCTAATTGGGATATGTTGAAATCTTCTGGTGCATTTGCTCTTTCAATGATTGGTATTGGAGTTGGACTAGCAGCATTTGTAGCGGGGAAAGCAGCAACTGGACTTGCACAATTTATGATACCAGAGGATTGGGCATCAAAGGTTAAAAGTAGTGTTGTAAAATTACTGGAAATAGCTAATCTTAGTTTTGGTGATGTTGCGAAGTTCACTGGATTCATGACCGCCATTGCTGCTGGTTTAGTTGCCTTTGCAGTAGGTAAAGGCGCGAATGCTATGGGTGATGTCATCGGTAAATTCACAGGGAATTTTGCTGATAATATTGTAAAAGATGTAAATACGTTGTTAGCAATGGTGAATGATCCAAACACCAATTTAGAAAAAGCAAAAGAATTTAGTGCAGTGATGGGACACATTGCAGGGGGTCTTCTGAAGTTTGCCGCTGGTGGGTTTACAGGTACCCTTGCTGGCGCGGCCTCCGCAGCTTTAAGTTTCTTGACAGGGACGAAAAGTCCAGTCACACAAATGCAAGAAATAGCAAAGAATGCAAAAGAATTAGAGAGAGGGAGCAATGCTATTAGTAAAATAGCAGAAGGTTTTGACCGAATTGGAAGATTAAAATTTGATGGTAGTAGGCTGAATATTGCGGATTTTACTGAGGATTTATTAGAATCAGTTCCAAATATTGAAATAGCTATTATGGGGGGGACGATTACGAAGGGCCGGGATCGTAAAATTAAAGGTCTTGCGAGTGACGATATTAAATTTGAACAAGCATCCATTAATATGTCAAAACTAAGAGCATCTCTAGGAATGGAAACTACTACAGCAGCTGATCTAAAGGGCGGTTCAACAACCCAAGATAAATTGCTGAACAGTATTGAAGCTTTAACTGCTGCGATTAGCGCTGGAGGTGGAGGTAATACGATCATTTCACAAACGTCAAAAATTACAACAACAGGAAATAGCGGTCAATTTCCACTACAAAATAATAAGAATGCAAATTTGAACCGGCGCTTGTCTTGAGGAGTGGGTTAAAAAAGGGGGGGAATAAATCCCCCCCATTCTCTTACTCGTTTGCCAACTTTTCAAAATAGGACATAGTGTCCTTATCATCATTATCAACAGTAGGCTTAGGAGCAGGAGCAGGCTTTGTATCCACCTTGGGTTCAACCCACGGCGCATCTTCCATCACTGATGCAGCAGTTCCTACCGTAGTAGTTCCTGCAAGAACAGTGTTCATGCGTGTCTTCAACTCATCATATGACTTGAAGTTGGTAGCCGCAGTAAACTCTGTCAGAGGATACTGCTTCTTCCAAACCTCTTCCAACTTGTCATCATCATCAAACAAAGCAGCTGGTGCTTCGAACTCTGACTTGTCATAGTTCCAATAACCGTCTACCTTACGAATCTTCAGCTTGAAGTTCGCACCTTCCCAGAAATCAAAGGGATTAATTGCCTTCTCATCCTTGAAAGCAGGCTGCATTGATTCCATGCACTTATCAAAGATTTTCTTACCAAAGCGATAGAGCATAACCTTGCCCTCATTCTGAGGATTGGTAGAATCTTCGACAACAAGGATGTTTGCAAAATACTGCAACTTACGCTTCTGGCGGCGCGCAATCTCCTTATCAGATTCAACACCAGAGTTCCAGTATGCAGAGTTCATCTCTGATACGGGGTCATTCTGACCAATGGTAGTGAGAGAGTTCTCAATATACCACTGACCAGTGGGGCCCTGAAACGCATGGTTCCATACCTTTGCCCAAGGAAGGTCTTCACCTTCAACTGCTGGTAGGAAACGGATAACGGCATAGCCATTACCAGCCTTATCTACCACAGGTTTCCACAGACGGTCATCTGCATAGGACTTCTTTTCTTGGGGTGCGTTCTCTGCTTGAACTGCACCAAGCAGTTTGTCCAACGAATTGGACTTCTTTAGTGTACTTAACGACATATGTATTCTCCTTATGTAAATATATGCTATTTGTTATCGTATATGTAATATATCACAAAACTCTGCTTTTGTCAAGTACCCTAGATTATTTTCTTGAATAAATTCCTCTTTGGCATCTACCCAAGAAAACTTAACATCCGTGAACTCTCTAAAAACAGTTTGCATTTGGTTTTGCCAATTTATCGAATTGAAACCTCTTGCATCACTGGGCAGATAGTTATCTGTCCCTTTATATAAGTTGTTCAACGGCTCATCGTATGATGATAGGTCAAACCCCAGTATATAAATCTCTGTTGCACCAGACTGACATGCCAAGTGCAGTGCGGTATTACCCGCTGACCATCCAACAGGAAAGTCAATTGTATTTATATTGTCATTTTCATTGACATATGTAATCCAGACACCGACATCCTTCTCCATCTTCATGCGAAGGTCTTTCATATCCAAATTTGGATGCATCTGAATTGCAGCCTCAATCCTCTCATGAAGTGTCATAGGGTCTTTACCCGACACCACGCAATTCTCTGTACGTTTCTTGCTTGTGTGTATGAATGCGTCTGGTATATCATGCCCTATGAACAACATATCTGCTACACTAGCAGGAAGCACTGACCAATTGGCAAACCATGTCTGTGGTGTTTTCCAATCAGCATTGTCGTATATCTCTTGCTGCATACCATAGTCAACTGCAACAAGGTTATCTACCTCTACGTCACGATAGATTGCATTACAACCCCATGTGACAGCATCAACCTCATACTGCTTCTCAGTAAACCACTTGCGTGACTCACCATTGCCAATGACAACGTGTTTCATAGTTCACTCATCAACGGAAATATTGTTGCAATCTCCCGGGCACAGGCCGCAGCAATATCCTGATGTTCCTTCTGCGTACCATTAGCACTGCGTAGGTCAATGTAGTGTACCCATGAGCGCAGTGTACCGTTCATGTACAGTCGGGATACAGTCATACCCTCTGGTAGAACTGCCCGTGCTTGTTCCTTGGCAATACCGTTCTCAATAGCCCACTCATAGGTTTCCTTTGCTGCCCACCATATTTTCATCTGTTGCATACGGAAATTTTCATTCAGCCGTCGCTGTGGCTCATCAGTAGGATCAAAGTCAATGCTGTTCTGTCGGTTTGTTTTATCTTGAAACCGTGCGTCCTTTGTCTCATAGGTTAGGTCTTTGGTGGGGTCAGCATATCGTTGACTGAACTCTTGAAACGAGAACGAGCGATGGCGTAATATCTGCCGTGCAATGTCTCGCGTTGTCTCAATCTCAATACAAGCATTGACCATCTCTAGGGGCGACCAGTGCTTGTGCTTGATGAGATACTTGATAAGTTTCTCACTAGTTCCCTTGTTGTTCTGGTTACCGGGATTAGATACCCTAGCACAATACGCAACCAATTCCTGACAGTCATCAAGGCCAGTAATTTTGTTGGGAATCGAATGTGAGATTAATCTTGCGTTCATTTCTGATTCTCTTTAATATATTTTATCAAAGCATCTCTATGAGATTTCTTTTTAATTCCAGAAAAATTCATCTTAGTTCTTTTGATAAACTTTTTTGGTTTAGTTAAGAATTTATCCAATGTGCAATCATTCCATACAATATCAGATTTCTTCATTGCCTTTGAATATCTAAACTTCTTAACTGAACCAGCTTTCTCACCAAAGATGTTACCCAAAGATGGTCCAATTTTATTCTTTGTAAATGAATGACATGCCGTACATTTTTTAAAAACCTTTTTACCACTTACCGTGGCGGAATTTGCGACATTTGTCATCATCAATACTGATACAAAAACAATTAAATATTTCTTCATAATATGTCCTTAGAAAATGGTGCTGGCACACAGAATCGAACTGCGAATTAAGGTTTACAAAACCCTTGTTATACCGTTTAACTATGCCAGCAAACCAATTATCTGTTAGAGTTAAACTGCCGTTGTGGCTTATAACTCTTTGGCCAAGTGGGTTGTCGATTTGCAAGTTTATCAACTCGCTCGGACATCTCCTTGTTTTTCTTATCCAACTCAGCATTGTTCCATACCAATGCCTTAACTTCATTTTCGAGTTCCTGGCATCGTGCCTCAAAGAACCCTTCTACTCTTACTTGATCCATTTAAATGGACTCCTCTATAAGTTTCAATAGTCTTATCTTATACTGTTCTTGATCAATTGTCAAGAACCTTTTGTAGTCATTCATAAGTTTTTTTAACTCAGGCCATATAATATCGTCCTCTAATTGTTTATTCCATGATTGTTCATAGCTCACCAACTCTTCCAGTACAATCATCGTCTCTAAAGAGACACGACTACCAAGAAATTCCTTCATTAATTTGGGGTGTTGATTTTTATCTACTTTAAACAAGTTCTCAAACGATTGAACCAGTGGCGTCATCTCCACCGTAAACAAGTCGAAGAACCCTTGCCGTTTTAACTTCCACGACTCATAGTTCTCATCATTGAAGTTAGCAATGTAACCCTTCTTGTCTTTGATGAAATTTGCTACAAAGTAGTTTTGGATTTCTTGTTCTGTCTTGTACTTGCGAGCCAATCTAACGAAGAACGATCTGTCCTTGCGTTTATAGAAGGTGTCTCGCTTGATACGGGTCTTGCCTTTGTATGTTACAAAGTCGTAGTCACTCTTACCAAAATGCGCTTTCATAGCACAGTACATTAGGTATACGTCAATCGGTTCCATTACAGATACGCTTTGATACCCAATCAGTTAAAATGCAGGGAATTACCCCGTGAATAATTAGAACAATAGCCATGGACCATGCGTGAGCAAGGTGCATAAAATAGTTAGTGTTCTGTTCTTTTAAATGTTTCATCAGTCCATAAACTTTCTGTCTTTAATTAAATGATGTAATCTATGTTTGACTACAGTGAAGAATAGAACAAATAAATTATTTGCTGTATATTTTCCATTTGGAACTTTCAATTCATATATCATACTGGAAGTTGTGCCTGTCGAGGTAGAAAGTTCAAGTCTCTTGCGTTTGCTTCGATTTTCTCTTTGAGACTTTTGGATATAAGATTGCCCACTGTGTCGGGCTCAAGGTCATTACATAGGCAGTAATCAAGTACTGCCTCCATATGAGTAATGTTTTTTTCAAGGGCGATCTTCTCAATATTCATTGAGAAAGCTTTCGATGTATTAAGCGTCATTAATGGCACTGGTAATTCCTGTTTGATAAAGTTGAGGGGCTAACCGTGGGCCCCACACGGATGTATTACGGCATCACCCGTTGTTGGATTACCTTACGCGGTGGCGCGGTAACCAGCAGCAATCACAGAACGTGTTGCCGTACCCAAACGATACTTGCTGTAAATCTCGCCATCAAACGAGCTGACCCGCTTGTTGAGATATACAGGATATCCCTGCATACGAAGGGTACTGATTAGTGCGCGAGCATTCTTAACGCCGTAACGAGCGCTAATCTGCTTCGCAGTAAGTTCAGTTCCACTCTCAAGTGCGGCAACAACCTTAGCTGCCTTTGTAGTATTATTAGTCATGTAGTAATTCATCCTTTCAAGATGATAAGTTTGACAATATTGTCAGACACAAAGTGTTTCGTCTGGATTTCACAGACTCATCAGTGACATTATATACAGAGTATAACATAATAATAGTTAAATGTCAAGACCTTTTTTGTATCTGTTGTTGATCTTTCGGATCGTTCAATTCGAACACTAAAATATTTTCCAAGTAGAAATAGGATGAACGCCATGTGTTCTTGTATTCTGATACATATTTTTAAATGTGAACATCCCATCCCCAACAATAGATATTCTCATTTTTTTCAAATCTTCTAATGTATGAACTGGCGTATTCTTTTCATGAGAAGGAATATCATTTACAGGAACAACTTCATGTACTACGCTGCCGGGAAATAAAAACAAACAACCTTCTGTTGATTTAAAAACCCAAGAACTTGAGTTGTGCCAATTCCATCCTTTATTAAACATGTCAAAGAATGATGAATGAGGCTGCGGCATATCCGTTGCGAAAAATTTAATATCAAATTCAACATCAACTGGAATGTGTGCATAATATATAAAAGACATATGCGAATCTAAATGATGATGCGCCCCGTTAGGGTATTTATCTACTAGATTAAAATAACTCTTAGAAATATGAAAATCTAAATCATTTAGTGATATATTAAATACATCCAGATATTCTCTTATTGAACTTGTTATAAATGCATAAATATCCCGTAGTTTTTCATCATGATGCAAATAAGGATCAGTGACCTCATTCGAATATCCATCTTTAATATGGTTTAATGCTACTTCCCACAAATTTTCTTTAAATTCAGATGATTTTTCATACTCAAATTCACATATTGTCGTAGGGAATAATGTATGAGTGTTAATTATAATTCATCCTTTCAAGATGATAAGTTCGTTTTAATTTCACAAACTCATCAGTGACATTATTTACTAAGTATAACACAATCATATCTATTTGTCAATACCCTTTTTCAATAAAGTGGTGGGTTATTCTGTTACTAGGAAACCCACCGAAACCCTATCCGATTACGCTGCTAGAAGAGCGTAATCCCCATATGCAATATTATCGTTTGCATTTACTAATTTGACCAATAACGGAGTCATCCGACAATTCTCCACTCATCTATTCCAGCCTGTCGATCCTATTTCGCCCCCATCAAAAGAAGACTAGGTAAATTATTCCAGCAAGTAAAGCTATGTCTGCACAAATACTCCAAAGAATATAAGCTTTAAACATCCACTTACTTACCTCGCGTACTAAGGGGTTCTTCATCTTGATCCCCCTTTATAATCATATCCACACTAATCTCCTTTTGGTGGAGGCGGTGGGTACTGCCCCCACGTCCAGTTCAGTTTTCAATTCGTATCATCAAATTGTATCTTATTTATACCATACGGGGATTAAAAAGTCAAGTACCTTATTGGTTTTCCGACATCTTTTATTTCTCTTTATCATCCTTATCTTTTGCATCAGGGTCTTCCTTAGCAATGTCTTCATCACCCACAATAAATCCAAAGTCATTTTCTCTCAAAAATGAACGAACTTCTGAAATAGGTCTAGACCATGCAAGGTGGGTAACAATATTTCCATACCCAAATGCACTAACCATAGACGGTACGCCAATCATTTCATACATATCTCGTTTCTTACTGTATGCCCACAGAGAACCACCACTATTACCAAATATAATAGGAGCACTGGATAGATATAAAGCACGGCCCTTTTGATCTTTACCGCTAATACCACTCAACAATCCTTCAGTTGGATAGGGTGGATTTCCCATACCACTACCCACGGCCCAAGTTGTTTGAAACAAATATGGCCCGCCGGCATCTTCTGGCCAAAGAGTTGCGACACTAGAAATAACTCTTTCCTTATCGTCTAAACGTAATAGGGCTAAATCCCTATTCTTATCCCACGCAAGAATACGAGCAACTCGACCTGTGGTGCCTACAGCAGTACTATAGTCGTTGTAGTCCCACAACCTAACATGCACTGGACGGCGAGTTTCTTTCTGAATATTTTTTCCCTTTTTAGGGTCAAACTCTTCTTCAATATTTACTGCGGTACGGATAACATGATAATTCGTTAAGACTAGAGTCCAAACCTTTTCATCTGCCCAAGATTCATGTTTCCTTTTTTCACTAAAAATAATAGTTCCCGAACCTTGGCCACGTCCAAGGTCTACCATAACGGTTGGATAAAGCATTTCAGTAATTTTCTTTACTGGTGCTTCTGTTTCTGCATGAGCTGCTGATATTTGAGACAGAATTAACAATGTCGCAAACACAGCGGTTACGGCGTCTTTTACTAATTTATTTAACATTTTCTTCGCTCCAAGTCTTGATTGTCTCTGACAATCTATTCAAATACTCTTGTTTATTTTTGATAAACTCTTGTACTGTACCATCTTCTGTTACCACCAAAATTACTACTTGGGAAATTTCTATACCTGTTCGTTCCCCAAACATCTCTGCATACGCAGAACCTTGGATATAATAATTCTCATTCCATTTATCATTTTTCTCTTTTGTTGAGGTCTTAAAATCTATAATGGATAGTGTACCTTTATACTCTGCAATGCAATCAACTCTACCCGCTACCTTATATTTATCACTATATAATCCAGCCTCTTGTGCGTAAATGTTATCTATATTAACAAGAACTGACTTTAGTTGTGTAAATAAACAATATGGTAGAAAATTCTTCTTGTGTTCTACCCATTGCAACGGATAATCCAGCTCCATATTATTGAGATAGTCCTCGCACATATGGTGAACCTTTGTGCCGCGAGCTGCAGCAGTTCTTGATATATGGTTGGCAACTTTATCACCCACACGTTTACGCCACTCCATCAACCCCTTCTTGTTTCGTACTGATAGCACGGTTGTGATTGATGGATACTTGTTACCCTCTGGTGTCTCATATAGACGTACACCATCTTTATTTGTTGCCGTTATAGGTTGCAACTCAATTGGTACATGATTAAACATTATACTAACGCACGAATCCTTTCAACTAGTCTGTCTGCTCGATTGGTCACTTGTCGATACCAACTGCTATCAACCATCTCATCTGCGGCAGCATTCCAATCACGGGAATCCACACCACGTTTCATACCTTTGAATTTGCTCAACCTTGGGCGGCCCATATTGAACATCATGTTAGCAATCACTTGCTGAGCTTCTTCTGGCAGATCGTCAAAGTCTTCGTAAAGGATGTTGCAGTCTCGCAGGACGCTCTCGCAATCCTCTTCGAATGCAGCAATGACTCGATCTTCATCAACAGCTGTGCCCAAAGACCAACCATATTCTGGATCATGTGCTGTTATCAAATGGCCGACGCCAAAAGTGGCATAGCCAAGATGATCATTATATACCTCGTATTTGACGCCCTCGTCAATTTCGAGTTGTTCTCTAAGTTTTTCTAAATCCATTATTCCATCCCTATTCCTAGTTTAATCTTATTAATCAGATAACTACGCACGAACCCAGAGCGGACAATATCACCAATCGTAAACTCTGTACAGTTAAACTCTTCCATCTCTTCTAGGATACGAAGGAAGTCATGTAAACCATTACGTTCATTCGTCCTCTGCAAATCAGTCTGATCAAAATCACCACAGAACATGATTTTAGAATCCTGTCCAACGCGAGTGGTAATCGTATCCAGTTCGTGGAAGTTCATGTTCTGACATTCATCTACTATAATGATTGCGTTATCAAATGTCAACCCCC